GAAGATTGGTTGGCTCTTAGCAGAGAAGAAAAGGGAGATAATTATTTTATGATGTATGATTGTCCAAATATAAATTGGAGTATTCTAGAATCCTGTAAAATGCGTGCCGTTACAATAAATGGAATTGCACTTCAATGGTCATATTATAGGTTTTGTTCAAATCCAATGTCGGAACCAGTTCGTAAACGAATTCAGGAACGTTGTAGAAAATTAAAGGAGGAATTGATTGCCGAGGCCATGAGTCCTAAGAGAATCAGTTGGTTAATTGAAAAACATTGAATAGAAGTTTTGGATAGCAATTTATTTAAGTGAGTAATTTGGGAAAATACTATTATATTATTTACTAAACTTTAACCCAAACCTTCCATTTTTAATTGTTCCTACTTTTTTTGCCACAGCAAAAACACCAATAGTATTTTTTGTAGATGAACAGATTTCTATATAAGGTCTTTCAATTCTTGAGAAATTAACAGTTTGTTCTCCAAAATCTAATTCCCATTTCTTATCATTAATTTTTTGGAAGGACAGTGTAAGAGATAGATTTGTTTTTTTATTATAAAGAAATTTAATATAATCTACAGGGTTATCACAATACACTACTAATCTTTCTATTGGATGATTAAAGGGAATATAGGTATATTGAATATCTGATTCGATGTCTTGAAATCCTGTAAAGTTTAAAGTTTTAAATACAAATTCATAACCAGTATTAGCGTATTCTTTATCTTTATCTTTATTTTTTTCTAATAGCGCACAAGAATGTGAGACAGATACTATATCATATGTTAATGTATATTGTTTATTATGGCTAACACAAATATCAATAGAGTGGTGTTCAAGAAATGGAATATAATAAGGAGCCTGTAATATATATGGAGAATTACATTCCCATATTTTATATATTTTATCAACCAACTGACCTCCAATTACTACTTCTAAAGATTCCCAATCACCTTCAATCTTTAGATTTGTTATACCCTTACCTTTTAATTCAGGAGATTCATATAAATGATTAAATCGTATAACGGGTTTATTGTCATTGACTGTGCATGTCTCTATAAAATCATATTCCAATGGCTTCCAATTTGTTTTTTCAATATATTCATCTTGACTACCGAATGTTATTTCATGAAGAGTTTTACGAATCAATTCTTCATTTCCAAAAGATATTACTTATAATTGTATCTTTAGATTGATGAATATTATAGATTAATAAATATAATAATAGTAGATACAGCAATAAAAATACGAACATTACGTATTGGAAAAAGATTAAAGATAAAAGGAAAAAAACACGAAAAAACTTACTTATAAAATTTTTCGTAATAGCTGAAAGTCTATATTTGAAGAGTTTATCGGTATAATTAATATCCATCAGCGATTTAAATATAAATTTATAAGAAATAATAAAAATGGATATTCAGACATTTCCGCATTTTCTTACAGAAGAAGAATGTAATTTATTTATAGACAAAATACGCACAACACACGCTACAAATTTTACAGATTCAGGTAAATTTACAAATAAAAAATGGACTGATCAAGAATTAGCCAATCGCTTCTATAAAAGACTTCAAAGTTTTGATTCACACTCCAATTATTTACGTCCAAATAACCTAATTATGGCTGGATTATATAAATCAGGTGATTCTTTTGGTATTCATACAGATACTGGCTTATTTTATGATAGAAATCTCAAAGAAAAAAGTAAATGGACTCTTCTTATTTATTTAAATGATACATTTGAAGGCGGTGAAACAGTATTTTATCATTCAGATAATTGGGAAGAAGCATATAGAATTCGCCCAAAATTAGGAATGGGGTTGTTATTTGATATTGATTTATGGCATAGTGGAATGCCTGTGTATAATGGTGAAAAATACTGGATAGGATGTGAAATTATCGGTAAATATAAATAAGCGGGTCCTTGGAAGAAATTGACGGGGGGCGGGTTATACTTAATAGGAGTGTTTGGGTCTGGGATTAGCGAGGAGGCTATAATTTATTCCTCCTCGTTATTACACCCTTCAGGATCGATTTTCGCCTTCTGGATTTCTTGGTTTTTCGTGTATTTGGGCGAGCATTAAATATTCCAGAAACTTCAGAATCACTGATAAGTTTTCTCATTATCTGAACAATATTGGAGCAGTCAATATATTTTCCTTTTTTATTTAGTCCATATTTAACTCGTGTCATATCAGAGATTCTTGTTTCAGATAAAAATAAATCGATATATAAAGTGTAAAAAAAAGTAATAATATGTTTTTCTTTATCAGATTCCATAATATCATCAATTTTAATCAGATTAATCTTGAATTCTTCATATTCTTCATCTCCACTTGGAGCTATCTCAATTTCCAAATCAGCACAACCTAGACAGAAAATTGCTCTTAGTGTTTCTATTTTGTGTTCATTAGAAATTCCTATCATATTTTCATAAGTATATGATGCCATTCTTTTGAAAATAGCGGCAACTTGATTCATAGCTGAGATTTCCTTAAGTTTCTGAGTGTCTGGCGGCGAGCCAGAATCACAATATGACGCACCGCCTTGTATGGAATTTTCTGAAGCTTTTTTAATTAGCTCACTGTCAAACTCTTTAATGAGTTGAATAAATTTTGCGATAGTTCCATAAATTTGGAGTGTTTCTGTCTGAAATTGTGTTCTATAATTTTCTGTAATTTCTATTGGACTTAGGGTTGAAATAGTTTCGACTGATCCTATGGCATTACTTCTATTATTTTCACCGCCGCCATGGCCGCCACCACCTAACAAATTATCTGCATCTATGAAATTATCTTCCTCAATAACATTTTCTTTGTTTATTATATTTTGTGTCTCATTTTTTATGAAATTAAATAAACGATCCAAATTGGCCTCAAAGCTTTCTAAATTAGTAATTTCAAATAGATTTTTGTATATTTCCATTGAACTAAAATTAATTATTGATCCAGATGCTTCACCACTTATTAAAAATTTAATTCTGGGAATAAACAAGCTTTTGTAATACTCATTAATTTTACTAGCCAATGCCTGATTATCCAATGTTTTGGCTGTATTCTTTTGTGTAAAAATATACATTTCAGCTAAAATTGGATGAATAGATTCCATATAATCAAAATCAAATTCGGGTATTTTTTGAACTAGTGTTATTCTTTCTTTATCTTTTATCCTAAACATCTGACTAGATATAAATTTAAATCCATTGGAAGTATTGTATTTATTTAATAAATCAAAGATTTTTATAGAAGACAATGATTTTAATTCTGCCGAATTTTCATCGTAAAAATCAGCTAATTTACGTTTTATTACACCATTGGGACCATTTCTTACAATATTTAATAAATTAGTGAAGAATGATTGAATTTCCAAACTCGTATTTTCACCCCGTTCATTCAAAATTACTTCGAGTTTTGAGAGCATATCCCTATTTGTGCTTACCATAGATGTCAGCTGGCTTTCAATTCCTTTAAGATTTTCTTCCAAAGTCTGAATAAAATAAAGAATATCAAATGCTCTAATAAGTATAAATTTAGCAGCTATTCTATTAATATCTATTATTTTTCTAAATCCGATTGCAAGTTTCGTTTTATCTCTGATTTGTATATAAATATTTATTGGGTCAATTTCAAGAGATTTAATTAGATTTTTTTTCAGAGATGTAATTATTTCTTTACTGCCTAGTAAATCGACCAATTGTTCAACATTTATAACAATCCTATTAAGAATTCCAGTCAAGGCACGTATTTTTTCATTAATTATCATATCTTCATTTTTTACACCAATTGCCCCAGGAATACTTAAAAAGCTGTATGGAGAACCAGTATAACAAGTGGGATTTTTATAACAAGTCGATATATGTGCACTTAATTTATCGCCTGCACTATTTATTATAAATTGCCTAGAATCATCTGGGCGTCGTATGATTGAGTAAATAGCACCCGCTTGTTCATGGTCACCACATCGTTTCAAATCAAAACAAAGATCGTTAAATTCCGCTTGATCTGAAATGGTTTCTAACAATTCCACCATTCCCATCTGATTTTGCTGATATGGGCTACGAATGTCAAGACATTTCCGTTTATCCAATTGATTCCAACATTTTCTAATCATAAAATCTTTTAACAAACCTAGACTCGGGCCGTCACGCTCACCGATTTTCATCTCAGTAGATATGACTGGCCCGTCAGATTTACGCGAGTTAATGATAAATCCATATTTACTTTCGGATGAAAACCCGTTCTTTTCTATAAATAATTGCCAGCCTAATTTGGCACTTAGATTATTTGCAGTAAAATAGCTTTTGGAATCACTTAGTTCCCAATTTGGAAAAATAAATTCTGTTCTTGAATAATTTTCATCCCGTTTATCAAAAAATATTGTAAAACCTGTATTTGCAGAATCAACAATATTCTGTGGTGTTAGCACTTGATAGACATAAGGTTTACTATTATCGTCGCCATGTCCTTCGAATAAATAATATGCTTCTCCAGGGTTTCCGTCAAAACTGATACCAATATCTGATTCATTGGCTTCTCCTGAAAATATGTGACTTAATATACTTGTCCCAATTTTCTTATATTCTTCTCTAGTGAGCAGACGAAAATTTTCTCCAGTTTCATCTTTCGATACTTTGTCATTTTTAAAAAGCACTGGCTCTCCATAATACAGACTAATGTCGAATCCAGGAGTCAGAATCTGGGAATAATTAATAAGACGAATTTGATTGTCAACACCATTTGAATTAAAATGAAGTGGATATTTTCTTTGAAAATATTGAATAGTATCTTCCTCTATAGAATTTACATTTGCTGAAATTTTTACTAAAATATCTTGGAGATTTCGAAATGGAGCTAATATTGGATTTTTTGAAATACACAAATTAAGATTTTCATTATAATTAAATTGTTCTTTCTCTAAACCTTTTCGACTACCATCAGCAAAATCATGAATATTATCGCAGATTGCGTTGAATTCAACGTCAATTTCACCTGAACCAGGAAAATATTCATTAAATTTACTAATTAGATATTTCTGGGGATTCATAGGGAATTGAATTAAAGAAGATGACTCTCTTCTTCTTTTCAAGCCAGCAGTTTTCGCGGTCACTGCAACTTTTGCCGCTGGAATAAGTGATCGAGCTCTATTTTTCATAGTTAAAGTTTTACCACGAGAAGAAGGAGCAACAACAGACATTTTTGCTTTTTTCCTAGACGTCGACCTAGGCCGTATAGATCTAGACTTCATCTAATCAGTCTATTCACCTATTTCTTCTTCAGAAAATACATGAAAATAATTTTGTATATCATAATAGTGTCTTTAGACTGATTCTCAATTATAACTTATTTATCCCGCTTTTAGCGCTGCTGACTAAAAGAACAATTATATCATGTAGTGCTCAGGACTGTGTCTTTGATATTTTACGGTACACCCTTGTTCGCTGTGTCTGCATAAATTTCTGTATAGTCTGTATCTTTTCCTCGTCAGACCTATCCGCCTCAGCAAGTTTTGCCACAAAATCCCCCCAGCGTTTCTGCCATTTTGGATCATCAGCCGCATCACCAGTGTAGTTTTCCTGGAATTTTTGGAATAGGTCGAGCTGTCCTTCTTTGTAAGCCCTAAGAACACTTGCTGCAGGCCACTGTTGTCTGTTTTTTCTATCAAGAGGATTCTTGGCGTGATTATGTTTTTCCACAAGTTCATTATGACGATTTTTACGAAGATTTTCTATAAATACTCGTATAATTGGCTCGGCCTCTTTGAACGTTTTCATTGCCGCCAAATTAGTTTCAAACTCCGCCCATATATCTTCCCAGTCTTCGTCAAGTTTGTTGTTTGTTTCACAGTAGACTTTATAGGATGTGAGATTTGAGACCTGGTAGTGTTCCCAGATTTGTTTGGCTTTCCATTGCTTTGGCTGGAGCTGGCCGTTTGGCTCGGCTAAAGGCGGCTCCTGTGATGAAAGAATTGCCTGAATTTCCCGTGTAGTTTCTGGCAACGGATGGATTATTTCATTGAGAGGTTTGTATTCTCTCGGTATATTTGGAAAACTTGCGGGCTCCTCTTGTTTAATACGCGCTTCAATCTTTGATATGCGAGGTTCAATAACAAATCTACTGAAATATGCCGTTAATGACTCATATTTTTCAGCTTGTGCTACTTTTTCAGCAATTTTGATGACCTTCTCATAAAGTAGTTCCTTCTTAAGAAGATTACAATGTCCACAGCACGGTCTACAGTTTTCAGTGAAATATCCAAAATTATTATTAAACCTATCAATACCATTTTTATTATTTTCATCCACAGGAACTCCACAGAGATAACACGGTTGAGAAACAAGTGTATGAAATTCATCCTCAGATAATTTAAATTCAACATTGCGCTTATTCGCAGATTTTTGATATGATTTGAAGTTTTTTTGTGTTCTAGATAGGTATGTAGCCGCCCATTTTTCTATTAAGCAAGGATTAATAGGAATTGTTTTTATTTTAAATATGTGAATTGCCAAGAGTTTATCAATAAACTCCTGGGGATGTTGCATTCCTTTTGCACTATTACAGAATTGACAACAAGGAATACAATTACTTTCTATGTATCCTTTATTGTTATCAATGCGGTCAATACCATTGACTTCATTTGGGACTGAATAGGAACAGTAGAAGCAAGGTTGGACGATAAGGGAATTAAAGAATGTTTTTGAGAGTGTAAAATCTATTTTACGTGTGCACGCTCCTTTGACATAGTGATTCCATATGACATGTTTATTCGTGAATGCTTCTGCTTTGTAGTTCCGTTCACGCTCTTGGCGTTTTGATTCACATTTTAGGAGTTTTTCATAACAAGGGACACAGCGTCTAAGCGGTTTATCATGTTTCCCCTTTGCTCGGGTATCATCTGTCAGGGTGTTGCCGCAATCTAGACAGAGTGTTTCGTCCTGTCGTTTCTTGTCTTCTCTTTTTCTGTCCCTGATGCGAGCCTTATGAAGACAGTGTGTGCATTTGTGTTGATGATCTTCTAGTGGTGTGAAACATCCGCGGGCAATGTCGCAATAGCGAACGTTTTGTTCGATGGCGCTGTCTACAATTTGCTGGCGGGCATGTTTTGGACAGTATTTGGCAGAATCTGTCGGCCTGTTACAGAGTTGTCCCTTCCGCGGTCCCTGGTTAATTTGGGCTTGACATTTACCGGACATTTTATCTATACGATGAAATACAAAATGTGCGGGTTAAAATTGTCGCTCTGGGATGGGTTGAGGTGGGGACTGGGGTGCGAGCATGGGATTTATAAAAAAATAAATACTTTTAATTAAATATACATTAATCTATCTGGTATTTTAAGGTCAGAGTCCATATTATACTTTCTATAGATATTTAAATACTTTTTAGAAATCAAATTTTACTATCTAAAAAATATTTTATTTTTTATTTTTTATATTTTATATTTTTTAATTTCTATTTTTAATTATTCAAACTCATAATTAATACCGTAGTGTAAAATACAATACAAATATAAGAAATATGCGTTTAGTTACTGTAAGCAAGCCCACCCCGTTGGCTTGACTTTCCACAAGTTTCCTTGTGGGACGGACTGTACCTTAGGCACCCTCAGGCTGATTAGGCCTTCACAGGATACCGATGCCTTTGCAGTCTCTGAAACGGTTTCATAGCCTATCATAGCGGCCTTAGAAACTCGCCTGCGGATTGCCCAATCCTTTGCGTTTTTACTATGCCCGAGGTCATTATCCTGGGTTCCTTGCTGTGTTTCCACGGCAAGGTAGTAGCAAAGGCTGTCAGGGTGTTCCCGCAACCAGGTCATCTTGCAGTCTTGGATTTCTCCAAGACCACTAGCTAGTCACACTGTTTCCCCCTGCGCGAGTAGCGCAAGGCAGCTAGCTGTTTGGCACAGGTGGTTTGCGATTGCAAACCCGCAATATATGGTCGTGTAAACTGCCATAAATACTGCGAAGTTAATGCCAGACATAATACGGAGCACGTTGTAGTTCGTCGCATACACGTAAACCGTGGAGCTCAGGTTCGTGCCCACCGCGTTGTTGCTTACCGTCAGCAGCAGCGTCGTGTTGTCGATACGGGACAAGTTGCACGTGCCGCTCGGTTGGTGCTGCTCAGGCTGCAGAGCAAAGGAATACACGTTGACACCCACGGCAGGGATGTTCGTGTGGTGCTGGTAGGGCTGCACCCAGTTGAAGTAGTTGCCATCGCGCAACTGGAAGCGATCGTGGCCGTTGAGCTGGAGCAGGGCCGTGATGACAGGGTTCTTGCCCGCCATGCCCTCCACACGCGTAACGGAGTAGCCGCTCTCCAGCACGGAGCGATCCCACCAATCTGAGTAGTTGAACGGCTGCTGGCCCTTGTAGGGGCCAATTACGTTGTCATCGCAGGACACGAAGGAATCGCGCTGCACAACCCACACGAGCTCTTTGCACGGGTGGTTGAAGTTCAGTTTCAGCTTGTTGGCCGAGGATGTGATGGACTCGCCGCCCGTGAACTGCAGCACATCGATCAGATACTCGTGGGACACCTGCGCGAACTTGCGGCGCTCATCCGTGTCCAGGTAGATGTAGTCCACATACAGGGAGGCCGCGGCCAGACCCGTCTGGGCCACACGCGTGCGGACCGCATGCGGGTCCGTGTTGCCAGGCGTCTGGTCCCAGCAGAGGTTGTTCAGTGCATTGAACTCCAGATTGATACGCACCTCGTGGTACTGCAGGGCGATCAGCGGCAGTGCCAGACCCGGGTTGCGGCAGAACCAGAACTGCAGAGGGATATACAGCGTGTAGGCCGGCGCGCAGGACAGCACCGTCTCGGACGTCAGAGGCTCACCGCTGTAGCAGTCATTGTCGCACGTGTTGCCGCCCTGTAGCAGCAGATTCGTCAGCTCAGGCACGTTGCCAACCATCTTCGCATAACCGGCCTGCTTGCCAGGCTCCTGCGTGAGCTCATTCCAGATATGCAGCCACTGGCCGTAGTGCTTATCGATGCGCTGACCACCAATCTCCAGCTCCACATAGGCGATGAGGTTGTGGCCGACCCAGTTGAGCCAGCGGAACTGCGCGCCGCTGCCGTCGCTGGACTGGAGCTGCACCTGCGGCAGCGTGGCCTGCAGATACATACGGTGGATTAAATCACCGTTGCGCTGGATCGTGCACGTAACCTTCTTGCCGAAGTTCGGGGCACCATTGAAAGGGTTCTCAATGGACTCCATGGCAAAGTTTGTGTGACGACGATACACTACCTTGAAGAAGGTGATCTGAGGATTGCCCGTCAGGTATACATCCTGCGCGCCGTAAGCCACTAGCTGCATAAGACCACCGCCCGTCATTTCTGTCTATATATCTTTAGCCAACAAAAAAAATTTGGACGAGCGCGTTTTTCCCGTCCGCATATAATTTCCATTTTTCCTATATAGTAACCTAAAACTCATTGCGTAATGGGAAAAATAATTAGGTCTCCCCTCCTTCTCTTTAATCGAAATGAGCAAGTCGACCAACAATGTGTTTTTTAAAATGAAAAGTTCAAAACGTTCCAATCCGGAGACCCGTGCTATGCTCGATGCCATTCATGCTGAAAAAATTGCGAATTTTAAAAATGAAAAAGAACATGTCAATGAATTGCATCAAAAAATTGCAAAACTTAATAGAGATATTGAATCGTCTACAAGTGACATTATTGCATGGCAACTCGAAAGACAGAGGGATGCACTACTAAAAGAATTGAAGCTCATTGAAACGTCGGATAAAATCAATGACTACTATCTTCGCTCTGGCGATATTTTATTTAATTACTATGAAGCCCAAGAAAAAATACAGAGTGGAGAAAAGCCGACCGGCAGTCAAATAAAAGCGAAACCTGGTTCTATCCTGGCAATTCTAGAGGAAGTTGCCGATGATTCCGCAGCGGATGCTATAACCGATCCTGAGGAGGAGCCAAATAGAAATGTTGGACAAAGAAATGATTTATTAAATCAATATTTGATTCGTGAAGAACCTGAAATGGCCAAACAGGGGATAGATATTGAAGATCCCTGGACGTATTGCGAAGATTGTGGTGCTGAAATGAATATGTGTTTAAATGAAGCTCTACTAATATGTCCTCAATGTGGTTATCAGGATCATATCCTTGTAGACAGTGATAAACCTTCCTATAAGGATCCTCCTAGAGAAAATAGTTACTATGCCTATAAGAAAATTAACCATTTTAACGAACTACTGGCGCAGTTCCAGGCCAAAGAAAATACCGAAATTCCCCAGGAAATATATGATAACATTCTTGTCCAACTCAAAAAGGAACGCATCACAGATATGTCCACACTTACTCCCAAGAAACTCCGTGAAATTCTGCGAAAACTCAAGTGCGCCAAATATTATGAGCATATACCGCACATCATGAATCGCCTCAATGGCCAGAATGCCCCACATATTAGCCGTGAAAATGAAGAGAAATTGCGCCATATGTTCCGTGAAATTCAGCCCAGCTTCGTTAAACACAAACAGAAGGGGCGGCGAAATTTTCTCTCATACTCGTATGTGCTTTACAAATTCTGTGAATTATTAGAAATGGATGAATTTTTGAATTGTTTTCTTCTTCTCAAAAATCGGGATAAGTTATATGCTCAAGATAAAACCTGGCAAAAGATATGCCAAGATATGAACTGGCAATATATACGAACGACCTAAATACATTAAAAAACCATCATGTCTCTATTAAGTTCTAAGGTAGAGCTTAATAGAGGGCTAATACTTACTACTCAAAAGAGTGTTTAGCAAATATGATATGAATTGTTACGACTCATGTCTTGTGTAAAATTCTACACAATAACAATAGTAATTTATAAAATAAACTAAACATTATCAGGCATTAATTTATTTTTATCGAACAATATCATACATAAATGGGATGTATTAAACTAATAGTGTGCACTGGGAAAATGAATTAAGCGGCGGGTTTAACGACGCATGGGGAAACCGACCAGGTTGGCGCCCAGACCGAAGCCTGCGCCCTGGCGCGCCGTAACACCGATGCTCGGGCTGACGGCATCCAAGATGGCAAACACCACTGCAGCCAGCACCGCCAGTGTGGCAACTTCCTCCATAGGTAGAGCCTTCTTCGGGATGTAGATTGCAGCAGCGGCAATCACTAGGCCTTCAATCAGATATTTAATTACGCGATTCACAACCTCAGCCACTCCGTAGTCCATTATATATACTTTCTTTAGATTTTTTTTATTTGACCAGAATAACAAGAATTCTCAGCAATTTGCGTATTTACACATTTGAGTTTTTAGTAGTCTAAAGCACTCAGGCATACCGTAGTAAGAAATGAGTAAGCACGAGAAATTGACGACGGAGGATTTTTTAGACGAGGATCCCGAGATTCCGTCCCAGAAATATGCCCTACTAAGTTTTCTAAGCCCAAACAAAGTATTAGATAAAAAAGAGCTTTTCTTTTTTGAAAAATTCCTAAATCAATTTGAAATTGATTATAAGGTAAAAGGATTTGAACGATTTGTGGCTGATTTAGTTACACATGTGAATCATGAATTAGATGAGAATGCCACAGAGCTTGAAAAGAAAAATATGTTCGAGCAGGCCGAGATTTGCCGTAAGAATCGTGTTCACATTGAGGACTGCATGGACCGTCTGAAGCAGTTTATGACGCGTGAGAGGAAGTCAGTCAATGCTACGACAATTAAACAGGCATATGATGATTTCCTTTATAAGGAGTCTGACCGTCTCGAAGAAGAGTTCCATGCCAAGAATGATTTTACCACAACTATGCGCGGTGTGAAGGTCCGTGGTGTATATTCTACTGCGAAAGAGGCCGAGATGCGTGGTAAGAAACTACAACAGAAGGACAAGTATTTCAATATTTTTATAGGAGAAGTAGGCAAATGGTTGCCTTGGGATCCTGAACCACACAAGGTTCAGGAACAGGAATACGCCGAGGATCAATTGAATACAATCATGAAGAAGTATAAGGAAAATGAGGATAACAAGGAGCGTTTCTTCGATGAACGCCGTAAAGATGAGGTGAATTCGGCGGCCGCCGCTTCACGCTCTGGGAAGAGAGTATTCGGAGCACAGGGGAACGAGACGGAAGTTACAGCAACGGAACTATCAGATGCGATGTTTGAGACGGTCGGGGACTTGGCTCTGGCGCGTAAACAGGCGGCGACCCAGGCAGCACAGGTGACAAATACGGTCGAATCTGAGAATACTGTTGTATCAAGCAACAATTAATAAATGCCAAATAGGATGTGAATAAATTATAAACATAAGCAATCTCTACAAAGTATGGAATGCTTACGTTTGAATTTTTGATTTATTGAATTTAGCTATAATACCCTACGACCTCATTTTTTATCAGCGCTGCATTAATACGGACACAGGATCGCGTAGGGCCATCACAAAATGTTCCCTCAGGACAGACCTGGCCATTCGCGTCGACATTACAAGGCAGGGCCGTATCCCGTGAACGACTATCATATCCGAGAGTAGGGTCCACGTTTATATCCGGAGTTACGCGGACTGATTGACCTGGGCCCATGGGTCCCTGCCCATTTCCCCCAAGGCCGGCATCCGCATATTCAGATTGATAGCCTTCTAAATAGGTCATTGACCACCTACGAAGTAAAGGCAGTAATGCAACTGCCAAGACAAAAAATAAAAATAATAATCCTAGACCAACACCACGACTGACGGCCATCCTACATCTAACCAGTATTTTTTAATAGTCTGTGTTCAATTATGCATTCAGACTTTCATTATGTCCGTCCACAGGAATATTCATTTTTGCCCATGGATCTGGACTGAATGCTGGGGGACGCACTGGTAAATCTGTAACATCAAGGAGTTTCGGAGGGACAGTGGATGCACAATAACCATTTATACATTGTTCGCCTTCTAAACAGGAGGGCAAATCAACACCACAGCGTCTATTTGATAATATTACTGTTGTCGGCATGAATCCCTCTTGCTGACTTGTATTGGGGTAAATGAGTCCATGTAAAAAAACAACCATGGCAACTACAATAACCATGAACCAAAATGCCGACCAGACTCTATCCATTTCTCCTACACTTTGCGTATAGTAATTGGCGGGCCCTTGAGTTTTCTCGCGCCCAATATTTCCCCAATGCCACCGTCCTCGTCATCATCCTTTTCTCTATAATGAGCAGCACTGTGCGCCCATATTTCTGGACTTCCAATTCGGAAATCGCCATGTGTTTCAGCCTTATACCAGAATACACAATCTTCTAATTTATTGGTCGTATTGGTATTATTTATTACCAGGCATTCAAAATTCTGCGTGCACTGGTCCATAACTTGGCAGAAAAACTCGAAGGATGGGAAAGCAGAACCATAATTTTCATATAAACGCTTTCTGTTACTTAGATAAGGCTCTCGTAAAATAAATACGTAATCGACATTGGTTCGGAGAGATGGCATAATACCTAGTGGAAACTGCATAGTGATTAGGAGAAATACTTTCAACCAACGACCATTCATGAATAAATAGCGTATATTTTTATCATGAGTCCAACTATCGTCATACATACAGTCGTCCATTATAAAGAATGTTCGAGGATCGATATTACAAGGCATCCCGAGTTCCTTCATCTTATTCATCTTACTCATCAAAGTCTTCTGACATTTCATAAAACGTTCAAGAATGACAGGATTGTATTCTCCGTGGATAAAAAGAGGAGGCACAATTTTTTTGAAAAATCCATTCGATTCCTCTGTGCCACTTATAACCGTAGCCATAGGCATATCTCGATGATGATATAGCAAATCTTTGACGAGTGTCGTTTTACCTGTTCGTCTACGACCAATAAAAACACAAACGGAATCCTGTTGAATATTTCTCATATCGAATTTTCTAATGTTTATATCGAGTGCCTGTTGTGCCATTTAGTCTATTTTACATAGTAAAATATAGATCTCTTAAACGCGCAATCTATATGTGCGATTATGAGATTGATTGTTAATTCCTGAAAAAAGAAGAATGAAGTCGGTCCTCAAAGAACTTTCACAAAGTTGTTGTCGATGGGCGGATGCGATTGTGTCTGCGGATGTTTCTTCAAACCATCCTTTCCGGGACTTTAAGAATATTCAAACATACTGGCCTGGATTAAATGTCTTCCCCATACCCGAGTATTCTTCCCACTTTGACTGTGAATTGCCTTCTCAATTAAGTGTTTCCAGTTGGCTAGATAGGAAAAGTTCAAGGGTCTGGTCGGCAAATATTTTGGATCACAAAAATGGAACAACATCTGAACGTCTTGTATTTGTTAAAAATTGCCATTTATTGGATCCCGTTGGTATATTAAAAGGAGAATATTGTATACCAAAATGTCCTGTTCTTCCAAATTATAACAAATGTTGGATAAAAACGTATGAAAAAATTCAAAGTAGAGATAATCAGGCCTACATTGATTGTCTCGCCTATTTTCTATTGAGTCGTCTCAGAGAAACGGATATTACTCCTCATTGTATTTACTTTTATGGAGCGCGAGTTGGACTGGCAGGAGAGTATGAATATAAAATAACTGATCAATTTGACAGTTTACGTAATGAAAATTGGTTTTGGAACTCTTTACAAAAGGAACAGGGAAGATTGGAGCTAAATACAGACGATTTAGATAGTTATGGGTTTTTAATTAAAAATCCACATTTAAATAATAATGGACAATATAAATCGGAGTTTGACCAAATAGAGGATATTCATTTGGATGGATCTGACAATTCTCATGATTGTGAACAGGTTTTGGAAAATGTCGATTGTGAGTGTATATCGGAAATCGGAGGAGATGCTATTGTTTTGAAAATTAATAAACGAAATAATTCTGAACAATCTTCGTATATTAGTGATGATGAAGACTGCGGCGAGGATGGAGACGAGAACTGTGACGAGAACTGTGACGAGAACGGAGGCGAAGAGGACGGCGAGGATGGGGACGAGGACTGTGACGAGGACGGAGGCGAAGAGGACGGTGAGGATGAAGAGGAAATAGAAATTACCTTAGTATCACAAAATATACCTGTAATTAGTATTTTACAAGAGAATAATGAAGGTGTTATGGATGATTTCCTAGATGCCGATGAAATAGATGGAATAGTAATTGATACACCCGAGTGGGATAATCTGTGGCTCGCATGGATTTTTCAAGTAGTCGCGTGTCTAAGTGTCCTTCAGAAGGCATTATTATTTACACATAATGATTTACATACTAATAATTTAGTGTGGCGGAAAACCGAACATAGATTTCTATATTATAGGTCAAAAGATGGACGAACCTGGAAGGTGCCAACATATGGGCGTATATTTAGTATCATAGATTTTGGCCGTTCCATTTTTACCTTTAATGATGAAATTTTCATAAGTGATGACCATTGGCCTGGTAACTATGCAGGTGAACAGTATAACTTTGGTCCATTTTTCAATCCTGAAAAACCAGAGATATGTCCGAATCCCAGTTTTGACCTGAGTCGCCTGGCGATTAGTCTCCTGGACGGTCTATTCGAAGAAATACCCCCACCGAAGACAATTAGTAAATCGAAAACAAATAGACTAAAGAAGCAAAATATTCCTATTGAGTCCACAAAGATACTTAGTAAAGAATCGGGCTGGGAAGTTCCTGAGACGGAATCCAAATTATTTAATCTCTTGTGGAGTTGGACCGTGGATTGTGATGGAAAAACAATTTATGTAAATAAAGATTACACAGAGCGTTTTCCAGGTTTTGATTTGTATAAGAAAATAGCGGTATCTATAAAAAATGCTATTCCTAGAGAGCAAATAAATAGAGATGAATTCAAACAATTCTTGATAAAATCCAATGAAAGAATACCTATAAACACGCGCATTTATTCAATCGATTGTTCGGAATAAATTAGCTTATATCTAAATACCTGGCAAAGGCCCTACCTGGAGTTCTAAATCATCCATTTTACTGGCTCCACCGATAGATGCAATCGATTTTGCTGCCGATAGACCGTCTCCAAGAACTTTTGTAGCACTTCCAAGATTTAGAGCAGATATATTTAATTTCTTTGAAATATCTGGAAAAATATCAGGCACGACAGCAGATAATAACCCTATAAATATACTGCCACCCAAAAAGTCTTGAGCCAGTTCTTTTATATTTCTTTCCCGTCCGTGATAGCGATTCGCTGCGTAACTCAATATAGAAAAAAATAGACCACTGATAAATACCCAGGGCAATATGCGCTGAAAGTCCATTTAATTACTATCGCTTAGGAGGAAGTTAGTATTGAAAAATCAGACGCAAACGCATTAATACATCTGATTTTTCATTTTGACTAATAAATTTTAAATATTTATCATTTTAAATTATAGAATGAATACTATTGGAATCATTCTTTTTGTAACATTAATAATATTTATTACTTTATATGGTCTAACAGGATGGATAGGGTATACATCTAGAATACATTCAAAAGTATCTTATCCATACCCTGTTCCCGTATGGTATCCTTCAATGCCTGATGTGTATATACTTGATAGGGGGTGGGACTATCCGACATGGAAATATCCCTGGTATATTGGGGGAAATCGAAATAGTTGGTATGGAGACTGGCGGGGGGACTGGCACGGAGGTGACAAATATCCGGGACATAAACCTCATCCTACTCCTCTCTCTCCTGCCCCAAGTCCCGTGCCTCCTGCTCCAAGTCCCGTGCCACCTGCACCAAGTCCCGTGCCTCCTGCCCCAAGTCCCGTGCCACCTGCTCCAAGTCCCGTGCCACCTGCACCAAGTC